TAAAGGGTTAAGGGATTGTGTTACGACTACTATCAATAATGGTCGTAGATTTACACACACAAAGGATCACAAATTTTTGTTGGATAATAAGGTATTTGGGGTTGCGGGAATTGGTTCCTTGCGTTATGTTGTTAGCAAGGAGGTAGCTAATGGAACCCATCCAAATTTCAGCTACGAAAGTCCAGTTCAACGGGGACAACTTTTACTTCGACGGGAGGTATTACACCAGACAGATGCTAGTGAAAGGGAAGTTGAAAAGGTGCATGTTGCACAGGATTGTGTGGGAATACCACAATGGCCCGATCTCAGACAAGAAGATGCATGTTCACCATATGGACGAGAACGTTCACAACAACTCAATTTCAAATCTTCAATTAATTCATATATCTCAACATCTGCATCACCATATGATGAAACCAGAGCGGAGAGAATTTGCCAGAAAAAATATGCTGGAAGTTGTGCATCCAGCAGCAGCAGCGTGGCACCATTCAGAGGCGGGGAGGGCGAACCACAAGAGAGTTGCGGAAGAAACCGGGTTTGTAACCAATCGCCCAACCCTGGACTATATATGCGAGGAATGTGGAGCGACATTCACAATAATGGGCTACAAGAAAACAACAAAAGTTTCGAGGGCGAAGTACTGCGGGTTGAACTGCAAGATGAGGGCATTCAGGAGGCGGAAGAAAAATCCGATGAATGCGGTGGATATGGAAACAGCAACTCAGAAGGAATGTATATTCTGCGGTATCCCATATATGACCAACCGACCGGACCAGTCAAAATATTGCAGTCCATCTTGCACTCGGAAGGCATATCATGCCAAGAAGAAATTGGAGAAAGGCTAGTCTATGATCTATCGGTAGATTGTGCCCAATGTTTTTATCTTGATTCCGGGGTTATCGCTTCCAACTGTGATGCATTGCGCTATGCGATCATGGCCTTAGACCAAGCGAAATCCCCCGGAATATCAAGACTAAAACCCGCTCCTCGTATTGTGCAATGGACACCGCAGAACCCCCGACTTGGGTTATAGACCCCTTGACGGGCAATGGATGCCCATACATACTGAGTAACGGAGATATAAATTCGTGGATAATGGCTTAACGATGTTGCCGGATGACCCCAGTTCACCGCCTTCCGTTGTTGACGGCTACGGTGAACTAGGCGAACATAGCCACCTATCAGCCAAGGTTCTTCACGACTTTCAGTTAGCATCAGGTTCACGTCTGTTCCAGGAACAGCAAGTACTACTGCGTGCATTGTTCAATAGCCGATCTTATTACCTGATTGACGGTGATTCACAAACCACAACGTCACAAGCCGCAGTAAACAGCACCAGACCCAAACTCCAGACCGCAGTTGCACTATTGATGCCTATTGTCTGCCCTCCCGGACAAGATCCGTTCACCATTGATCCTGACCCTGAAGCCATGGACCCCAAGGCCGCATGGGAAATGTTGCAAAAGGGTATTCCCCCCGACCAGATCAGGGACATGCTTTATCAGGCTGCTGGCAAGAAGTCCGAGCGACTGACCGCCAAGATCAAGAAGGGTGATGATTACACCAGGGTAAATGACAAACTGCTACTATTCCTGTGGGATTTAGTAGTTTTCGGGACCGGGATCATGATGGGACCGCTGGTGGTCCAGAACCCGGAAATCTCTGAAGACCCCGAAGAAGATGAGGAACAGGACAGCCCATCATGGGCGCCATCGCCCAAGTTGCCGTTCGACAAGAAGGCAATGAAGATGATGATCAAGATGGGGGTATTCGATGAATACCTGCCCCAGATGGAACGTATTTGCCCCATGGATTTCTATCCTGATCCTGGCGCGACTACGGTAGAAATGGCCCGCTTCATGGTTTGGCGTATGCCTCTTGGCAAGGGCCAGGTCATGGGTATGTTGGAAGACAAGACATTCAAAAAGGATGTCATCAGGAAGCTGCTTGAGGACCACCCGGACGGTATCTGGCAACCCACTTACTGGGAAACTTCGGTTAACTCCCTGAACAAGCAACCCCAGCAAACTTTGCCTAATGGGCGTTATATCTGCTACCAGTGGTGGGGTTATCTGACCGGTAAAGACCTCGCGGATGGTGGTGTCAAGGGGATTACCCGTGACCAGATGGATGAGCGGGTCATGGCCCAGATTTGGGTCATGGGGAACAAGGTCATCAAGGTAGCCATCAGTGAACTGCATAATGAGCGATTGCCGTTCTATGTGGTTCCTTACTCTGTGGCCACCAATAGCCTGTGGGGCGTTGGCGTTGCCGAGATGATGTTCGACCAGCATGATGGCATCCAGGGCTGTGAGCGGGCCTTGATGGACGCCATGGCCATGTCCATTGCTCCGCAGATGACCGTTGACGTTGACCAGCTTGCCGATCCCTTGACCGTGCTGGAAATCAAACCGCGCAAGATTTGGGGAGTCCGGGGTAAGGTTGGCGTCACCATGAAGCCGATTGAGTTCTTCCTGCCCCAGTATGACTTCACGGCCATGCTCCAGGTCCAGCAGAACGAGGAACGGCTTGCCGATGAACAGACTGGATTGCCCAAGTTCCTGAATGGCTCAACCGAAGGCGCCCATAACCGGACCTTTGGCGGCGCAAACCTTCAGTGGAATAACGCCTTGACCACGCTCAAGACGGCGGTTTATAACATTGAAACGAATTACATCGTTCCCAGCACCCAGAACAAGATCCGTTTCTTCCAAAAGTTTTCCAATGACCCGGCGATCAAGGGTTCCTACCGAGTCACGGCGCATGGTGTACGTGGCCTGCTGGCGCGTGAATCCCTGACTGAAGCCATGGGCCTATTGCTCCAGAACCTTGGCAACCTGCCGGATCAGGCCAAGCGGCTGAAGATGTCCAACTTCTTCAACTCCTACCTGCGCTACTCTGGTCTAAGTTCTGAGGATCTGGTCTATAGCGATTCCGAGTTCCTCCAGATTCAGCAGCAGGAACAGCAGGAGCAGCAGAAGAATGCCGCTTATCAGGCTGGCATTGATGCTTCTGTCCAGGCCCAGCCTAAACTCCGGGCCGAGATGCCTATCAAGGATGCCATTATCGAACTGGTCAAGGAAGCACCTGAAAATAGTCCTTTGCGCCTTGCCTATATGCAATTGGCCAATGATGTATATAATATTGGCACACCGCAGATCAAGGCGGCTATGGCAGAGGAAGATACGATGGCTCATCTTGGCAATGTCAATGAGGCTCACCAGATGGGGCATCAGATGGGTGGCCGACCGTTTGAACCTGCGCATAATCCCTTTGAAAAACATCCGCATTTGGCCCCTCCCACCCAGGAAGAAGGCGCACCAACCAAGCCCAAAACCTCTAAGCCTGAAAAGGTTATTACCCATAGGGGACGTAAACGATGACCAGACGATTTGAAGACATTTCCGCAGAACAGATCCTTGACAAGATCAAGGCCATGCGCAGCACTGAGCATGGGGATATTCTGCGTGAATGGCTTACTCGTTATCGTGAAGGTTGCCGTTCCGAACTTGAAACCGCATTTGAAAACCAAGTTGCAGTAACTTTCAACCAAGGCCGTATTGATCTGGCCAAGGAACTCTTGACTCTGTTAGACCCTCAACAACTTCAACTCAAACAGGCAGCAACTCCACCGGAGCCTGCTAGGAGCTTACCGTGGCGAACGTAACTGAGATCGATCCCAACACCCTAAAGCGCGTTACCAATCATGACGCAGCCCGTAGGCAGAAGGAATTGGATGCCGCCCTGGCCCGTATCAACCAGAATAATCAGGTTGCGCTGGCTTCCGGTCCCAATGCTGAATCTGCCCCGGCTCCCGTGATTGAAAGCGGCCAAGTCTCTGACCCCGCCAGCGCCCTCGCCAATACCGTCATCGAGTTGCCCACTCCCGCCCCTGAGCCCCAGGTTCCCGTGGTGGTTGAGCCTTCCCCCGCTCCTGCTGTTTCCGCTGAAGAATATGCGAAACTGCAAAAGAGTTATAAGGAAGCGACCCAGGCACTCACCCCGTTCATGCAGCGATCCGCTGCTTTGGCGAAAGACCTCAAAGAAGAACGGGAATCCACGCAGTCTGAACTCAAGTCTCTCAAGGAAACGCTTGCGGAACTCATGCAGGCGGTCAAACAACCCAAGGCTCAGGCCCAGGTTGTTTATGAACCCGAAAGGGATGATGAACTTGAGTCTCTGGACCCGATTATTGCTGACCGGCTTAGGCGCATGAACCAAGCCACCAAACAGCAGTTGGAAGCCGTGGAACGTAGACATCAGGCCGAACTCCAGGCCCTCCGTGAGCAAGAGGAACAGCGCAAGGCGGATCTCATTGCCGAGCGAACGACCAATCAGCAACGAACTTGGTTTGAAGTATTTACCAAGTTGGTCCCGGATTACAAGGAGTTCATGATGGATGGTCCCAAAGGTCAGCCTTTGACTGACTGGGCCATGCAGATGCCTACGGAATACCTCAATGCCATCAGTAGCCCGCAGGCCCATACGCCTTTCTTTGTGGCCAAGGTCATCAATGAATTCAAGGCGTCCATGCTTCCTGTGGCTGGGAAAGCCAAGAAACCTTCTCTTGGGGATCTTGCCGCTGTTTCCCTTGGTTCCGCTCCTACCAGGGTTGAACCGCCTCAGCCAGAGCGTTTGCTGACTGACTATGAAATCAAGAATGCCCAGTCTATTATGGACAGGTTGATGCGTGATTCGACTAACACTAAAAACTCTCCAGCGATGCGTGCTCAGAAGGCGGCGGAAGCCCAAGATTTCATGGAACGCATCCAAGCACAAATGAAGTAAATAAAGGATCAAATCATGGCTACTATTGATCTGACGATTCCCCAGACCACCGGCTCCAACGCTGGCTATCTGCCTAATCGCCAGGAACAGCTTTGGGAAGGTGCCGCGCCCCGTGTTCGTCGGCGTGCTTTCACCGTGCAGAACTCCCCGGATTGGGGTGGTCTTACCCCCGGAACCGGAGATATCGTCCGAACCCAGGTCATTGACCAGGGTGCTTTTGTCATCATGGCTTTCCTGAATGTCCTGACCGCCGGTTCTGCTTCTTCGACCGTGGTTGTGGGTGATGGCACCAGCAACTCCCAGTATCTCAACAACGTCTCCACCGCTGCGACCGGCACGTTCATTTCTGCCGCGACGGCCTGGAAATGGTATATGGCCGCTTCTGACTACCTCCTTGTTACCCTTGGTGCGACTGCTGCCGCGACTGGCGCTGTCCTTGATGTTGGTTATGTCGCCATCAGCATCATGCCTAACGCGCTTCCCGTCACTGAATAAGGAGAATTGACATGGCTGGCAATATTGTTGGCAGTTCCTTCAATAACCTTACTGCCTTTAAACCCCAGATTTACCCGCTCCAGTTCATCCAGAAGTTCTATGCCGCAAGCATCACGAACTATATGTGCAATACGAACTGGGAGGGTGACATCCTCGGCCCTGGCACCACGGTTAACCTCCGTCAGATCCCTGATGTGACGGTTTCCGCCGCGACCAACGATGGTGATGTCAACTGGCAGTCCATTCAGGCTTCCGCTCTCCAGCTTGTCATCAACTACGCATTCAATGGTGCGTACTGGGTGACTGACATTGACCGCTCCGCGATTGATGTTGACATGGAAGGCGCCCTGATCAACGAAATGATCAACAAGCTGCGTATGGCTATTGAATCGACCATTCTTGGCTCGATCTACGCCTCTGCGGCCAACGTGATCACCGCTACCACTGGCGCTACCACCGCTTGGTCTACGGGTATTTCGGCTACCCAGCCCAATACCAACGCTGTGACCTATGTCGCTCAGGCTTCGCAGTATCTTGACATCGGCGCTGGCAACGGCATTGATGTCTGCCCGTGGGAAGACCGTTACCTGGTCATCCATCCCAACATGCGGCTTGGCCTG